ACAAACTTTACATGTTTGTACTGTGGTTTATCTGCAAATATTTCTGCAATCTGTTCAAACACTTCTATGTCATAGTTGTCCATCTCACCTGTTGGTGCAAGATTCTTTGCAATTCTTTTAGTTCCATGATTACCTGGTACTGCACCTACTACAACTACATCAAAGTCTCTTGACCATTCAACTAATGCTTTAGCAATAAGTCTTCTAGCTAACTTCATTTGATTACGATAATCAAGTTCGACTCCGTTCGGTCCCATTGCTTGTGGGTAAAATCCTACGCAGCCCTCGACTATATCACCTAATCCTACAACTGTTAACTGATCTAGCTGCACTCCTGCTTTACGCAAGAAGTTATAACGATCACGTACTGTATCTATCTTTTCTAAAAATCTATTAACAATAGCTTCAGTACCACCGCCATCACGCTTGCCTAACTGTAGATCAGATATAGCAACAAAAAAACTAGCTTTAGGTTTTGTTACTTTAGGTTTAGCTTTACGCTTGTAAGTCTGGATCCACTTAGATATACGATCATAATCTTCTTTGTCTAGTGCATGTTCTTTGTAAACAATCTGTGCTTTGTATGCCCATGCTTGTTGCACGTCTCCTTTGCCCATATTCATATCCCACGTGCTTACACGAATAGTGTCATTTAGAATAGAATACTTATCAGGATCGAATCCCCACGATCTAAGAAGATCATTAAACTCTGGACTAGCATTGTCCATAGCTCTTGTTGTTATTGTGCCTGTCTTAGTTTTGTAATTAAATTCTACGCCAGGTTCCCAACCATTGGGGTGACTTGGTGTATCTTTAACTTCGTTGTGTGCTACGTCCTGTTGGGTTGCAGTAAGTTTACTTACCTGCGAGTTGTTTTTTTGCATACTCTTTTAGTACTACTATCACTGATCCACCACCTGCAATTGCTGCAGCTTGGATTGCTGTAATGTCTAAGTCGAGTGCAGGACCTACAAGTAAAGCAGAACCAAATGCTTCAATGAATGTCCATACAACTTTTTCGATAAGTGCTTTGAGTTCATCACTCATATTATCTCCAGTCTATATTATTGGTCTTCCCTGTAGTTTAGCGTCAATTCGTGTCACTTTTTCGTGAATAGAATCCAACGTTTTACTATCGGAACTTTGTTCTGGTGCGGCAGCACCATCTAAATTTATCTTACTTACTTCTAATGTAACTGGTTTACCTTGTAGTAATACTTTTGCAACCTTTGCATACATGTTTTGATACGCTATGCGTGATTGTCCAATCATACCGTCTTTACCTAGATCAAGATCTTGTTGTGTGTTACCTGTCAAAATACAACCTGATGTATGCTCGTCCGTATTCCCAGAGTGTATAAGTATGTATTGAAATCCAGGAACGTTTTGTAATTCTAACATTCCGTAGTGTGCATTCTTATATCTTGCACTGTATTTCTGGTGAAATCCACCAACTTTTCTAAACTTTATATCGTATGTACCTTCAGGTATGCAGGTTTCGTGCATTACTTTTACTGCTTGATATTGATCTTCAAGTGTATAACACTCAAACTTACCGTCAATATACATAAGACCATTAGTAGCGTCTATGCCGAACTGTGTACGAACAACTTGTATTTTCATTATTCTCCCTGTTTACTTAACCTTAGTATAGTCTTTGCATTGGGGATTTGTACAGTATAATTTACTGTTTTTGACAAGAAGAGGTTGTCCGCATTTAGGACAAGATACTTTCGTATGATCCTACCTGCTAGCTGCCCACATGTTGTCCACCATATTAGGATATTTACGACCATTAGCTTTAGCTCTAGCTTTTGCCTTTGCCTTTTGTGAAGGTGTAAGTTTTTTAGATTTTCCTAGATCTTTGGGACGTGGTTTGTCCCATACTGGTTTACTTTTTGCCATACTATATTATAGCTACTTCATCTTTTTGATTCTCTTAGAAGAGTATCTTTTTTTCTTACCTTTTTTATCGTATGGCATTATCTGCTCACTTTCTTTTTCGGTTGATCGTCTTTATCTTTACGTAGTCCTATAGTTAACAACCATAAAACTATACTTATTATTATAGCAACTCCAACTATGTCCTTAGCTGTGCCAGTTAATGTTAGCCATGCTATAAAAAAACCTAGCAAAGTAAATGTTTGTGCTATTGTCTCTTTGATTATTTCTGATAACCAATTAAAAAATTTCTTTATGTACTTCATATCCTACGTCTCATTCTAACTGGTACGACTTGCACACTAGCCACAATTTGCGAAGCTATGATAACTGGTACTACAACCTCTTGTGCTTTTTCTTTTTGATCATTAGTCATGTCGTTACCAATAGCACCTAGATCTATCTCTTGTATATTTATATCAGTAAATGCACCAATAGGATCTGCAAGGAATTGTTCAGTTTGTATCTCTGTCACAACATCAGCAAGTGTGTAATCTTCTACATCTTTGTTTTCTACTGCACGTTCTACATATTCTTCAACAGCTTCTGCCACTGCTTCGTCATTTTTTACAGCTTCAGCTATAACCTTTACGTCATTCTTATCTTCTAAATTAAGTACAGTTGCAACTACTTCTACTTGCTCTTCAGTTAATTCTTCTGCTTTTTGTATAGATTGTTCTACTACCTGACTTACAACTTCAAGTACATCTTCGCTAACTTCTGTAAGATTCTCCACTCCGACATCAGCAACTTCAGTAAGTACTTCGATAACCTGCTCTGTTTCAAGATCTTCTAGCTCTACTTCTTCAATGTCTTTTACAAGATCTTGTACAGTTTGCTCTTCAAATTTTTCTGGCTCTTCTTCTGGTTCCAGTATGATCTCTTTTGTCTCTTCAACTTCTTCCTCCTCTTTTATTTCTTCTTCTTTATTATCCTGGTCTTTGTCATCTTCCTCTTGAATTCCCTCTTCTCTGATGTCGTCATCTCCTGGTATCTCTTGATCCAACTCATCTTCTATAACTTCCTCTTTAGGTTCATCAAAAAAATCCTCATCTTTATCTTCAACGACCACTTCAGGTACCACAACATCATCATCAGAAATGACTTCTTCGGTATCTGGTTGTTCTTTTTCATCTTCTTTTATTATAACTTCTTCTTCTTTTTCTTCTACTACTTCTTCTTCTTTAGGTATGTCACAATCACCACGTTCTATTTGTGCGTCTGTCATGTAACAACCATACTTATCTTCATTATCTTTACGTTGATTATCACGATCTACAGTTCCATCTTCTACTTCTGTTTCAGTATATTCTGATGTGCTACCATCTTCGTTCACTACTACATACAACGTAGTAGTTGTTGTAGGTGGCGGAGGAGGAGGCGGAGGTGGTTGTGTTGTAGTTGTAGTACTGCTAGTAGTTGTAGTTTCTTCCTCTACTACTTCTTCTTGTGCTGCAGATTCTGTTGTTGGAGGTGCAACTGTGGTTGTAGTAGTAACTACATAAGGATTACAAGCGTCTGTTCCTGTAGGTGCTGACCAATCTGTTTGGTTAAATTCAAATGGTGGACCTGCATAAATGTTATAAACACTTTCAGTAGTTAGAGTAGAAACAATATTATCTGTTTCATTATTACTTCTTATTCTAAAATAAAAGTTTTTTCCTGCTAGATCTGCAAAGTAATATTTTAAATCATCATTACTAAATGTATAATATTGCCAGGTGTTTGTTTGATGACCAAAAGAAGTTGTTACACAAAAGCTATTTGTTTCAGTTATACCACTACTACCACTAAAAAATATTGTGTAATTTTCAGGTGGACTATCTTCCCACCCATCAGAACCCAATATACCAATAGTTATAGTTCCTGCGTTATTATCTGTTGTAAGATCTTGACCATAAGCAGGTTGCGTAGGTACATGATCTGCAAGTACAGGAAAAGGAATTATTAAGAACGCAACAATACATAAGCGAACAAGTGTATTAAATTTGTGTAGCACGGAACTTACTTAGTTCCGCAACAACCACCACCGCAGCATGGATCTGCCATTATATTTCTCTCCCATTCATATCATTATGTGTCTTGCTATCTAAAATACCAAATGCTTGATTAACTTCCTCGATTGTAAGTTGCCCATCATTTAGGTATTTCCTTGCTAAGATTTCTAGTACATTAGCTACACCTAATAGCCCTGCAAGTAATGATGATTGTATAACATCAATACCTATAAGTGATCCTGCACCTATAACACTTAATGCTTGTGCTATAAATACAGCAATCATGCGTTTAGATATATTCCAATATAAAGAGTAACCTTGCATAGGTTACATTATACTATTAAGGAAAGCTGCGCTGCTCGTAATTGCAACAAGCCAACCTAAAATCTCCTGACGTGTTGGTGATTTATTTATTTTTTCATGAAGTTCGTCAATACGTTTATTAGCAATATCAACTTCTTCTTTAATTAATTGCAAGTATTCCTTAGTAGTGAAGCCGTTACCGTTAGACATTATGGAAGATCATCTTCTTGGATAGGTGTAATCCAATCCCATTCTTTATCCCAAGATTTACGATTATCCCAATCCCATTGACTTAATCTTTTAAGATAAGAAATAATTTCTTTTAAAAAAAAACCTAACAAAAATCCTATGATGTAGTCCATAAATATAATTATAACACACGCTTACATAGTCGGATAATCTTTATAAAATTTAGGTTGTTTTTTATAACCTGTTATAAAGTTTTCATTAATTACAAAGTTCTGTTTTTCTAAATAATTTTCTTCATATTCTTTTTTAGTACCTTTGCGAACCTTTAATTTGATATCTTCTTTTTTAAATACATGTACATAAACTAATGGTGTACCTGCTTCTATAGTGCAATTATAATTTTCAATAGAAAATGGAAATGCAACATATCCCCACTTATCTGCTTCTACTACACCAGTAAGCATTCTTATATCATTTCTAAAATGGTAAAATGGATCTTGATACATAACACTATAACCATCAGGTACTAATATTTTGTAAGGCATACCTAATTTTAATATAGTTCCTTGTGGTGTCATACCTATAGGCATATCACCTACTTGATGTTCTACATGTGCGCCTAATAATTTTTCTTTATGGTAAGTATCAGAAGTAAATGCTGCATAAGTATGATCTTTGCCATCTACTTTTTCTGTTCCTATATACATTTTTCCCCATAAAGGTAATACAATACCTTCACCAAAATAATCTTGTATAGCGGGACATGTTTTAGCTGTAATAAATTTATCACCTGAAGGAATGTTTAAATGAGCGTCTTTCCAACTATCTCTGTAACTACCAGGTTTTAATTGTTTCCACCAATCAGGTAATATATCTTTAGCTTTTACTGGCGGATATAACTTTAATAGATCTTCAAACTCTTTACTCTTTGGTATAATCGTAACTTTCACTTTTACTGTAACCTCCTTTAAACCTACTCAATGTTACTAAATCTATTTTTTTAACAAACCTTCTAATTTTTTCGTCCATGTATTTAAAAGTATATTTATATTTTTCTTTTCTATAAGGAACTAAATAACATATAGGTTCCCCTTTTCTAATTAACAATTCTTCTTTATCAGTCGTCACTAATATTTGTACATTTAATTGTGTCATTTTATCTTGTTCTATTACACCATAAGTAGCAAACCAATCACTGTTAAAATGTAAATTTAAAGGTATATATCTTAGTGCATATCCTTTAGGTAATATACAATGAAATCTAGTCGCTAATCTAAATACAGCTTTAATTGGTTTTCCTGGTATATGATTTACAAACTGATCATCTTCGTGATGATTTAAACCAACTTTAGGATTAGATGTTCTACCTTGCCATTTACCATTCATATTAAATAAATGTATGTCACAAGGTGCAACAGCTACGTATGTATCTTCGTGAAATATATTTGCAAAAGAAGGACACATTTTAGTAGTTCTCCAGTTAGGAACTAATTTACTTTTAAACCATGTATGATTTTGCGGCATATCTACTGGCATATCTTTATACCACTTTGGAATAAAATTTTTAGTAGGTTGCGGATTAATTTCTTTTGTATCTATAAATTCATCAAAATCTGAAGTAAATATAATTTCAGGCATGTATTAATTATATACTAAGCTGCGTTCAAAGAAAAGAAATGTTTTGTTTTTCCGTTTACAAATATTGTAGTGTTTGGTCCAGTAACTGTATCATCTATAATAAATAAAGAGTTAGCATAAAATAACATATCAAATAAAGATAGACCTGATCCGCCACTAGCTTCAGGTAATAAATTTATATCTTCACTTATTGGTCCACCAATGCTATCTATTAATAATGAACCACCTTCTTTAAGCATGATTAACATTGACATAGAATTATTATAACATGTAGAATATTGGTATGAAGAAACTTACTGTACTTGGTAACGGCATTGCTAGTATGCTTGCTATTAATTATTTTAAATTACACACTGATTGGGAAATAGATTGTTTAATAAACCCAAACGCAAAACACTGGGACGTAGGTATAAGTTCTGCTTTAGATACACCGTTTCAATTAGATAACATAAATTATTTGGATATAGAAAAGTTTTATGCCAACATAAAATTAGGAATTATGAAAGAAAATTTTAATAATAAAGATTATTTTCAATCATACAAATTAAGTAATGCTAGTTTGCAATTTAATAGTAAAGATTTTATTAATTATCTTATGTCAATAAATAAAATAAAATATATTGAAACAGACAACTTTAACAATATATCGTCAGATTATATATTTGATGGTAGTGGTATACCTAATATAGATGAAAGCTATAATCTTATTAAAAACATTCCAGTCAATACAGCATTAGGAATTAAAATACCTCACGAATATCCACCATTTATGTACACAAAAATAAAAGCAATGAAACATGGTTATATTTCAATAATACCAAGTAAAAGATATTTGTTTGTTACACACATGTTTAATTCTAATTTAAATACACAAGATGAGATACTAGAAGAATTAGAAAAACAATTTGCTTTTAAAGATTATCAAGTATTACCTTTTAAAAATTATTACAAAAAGTTTCCTTTTAATAAAAACAAAGTTTACATAGGAAATAAAAATTTTTTTGTTGAACCTTTTGAAGGAACAAGTTTAACTGGTATTAATATAACAATAAATTCTGCTTATCATTTATGGAATAATCCAAGAACTTTTGATCCACAGGCGTTAAGAGATTATATTGATGAAGCAATAGATACTATTCTTATGCACTATTTAGCTAATAAAAATATAGACACAAAGTTTTGGAATACAGCTAATAGTTTAGCTTTAGAACATTTTACAAATAATGTATCAGAAAATTTTAAAAACAGAGTATTAAATATATATGATCCAAGAGTTAAATATAATTACTCACATTTTTACGATCAAAAAATGTTAAAAGAAAATTTAGATTATTTAAGTGTAGGAGATTTATTCTACAACTTGTTCAGGAACTGAAACTCTGCCATCTTCTTCATAAGTATTTTGCCATAAAGTTCCATCTTCAATATTAAACCAACGAGGATTTCCTTGACTATCTTCTCCTGGTGAAGTAAATGATTGGTCATCAGAATTATATTTACTACCTACTTCACTAACAGTAGCGTGTTCAGGTGCTTCTATATGATTAGATAAATCAGAAAATAAATTTTCAGTGCCATCTTCGTTTACGCTTATTACATTACTTTTAACTGTTTTATACCCTACAACTATGTTTGCTGTTGATAACTCTATAAAATTGTGCATATTTTATTATACCTTTCTACCAAAACTCTATTACTTCTCCAGTAAAATTCTGACCAACTGTTTTTGTTAATGTAGTACTATCGCTTAAATACCAACAAGAACCTTGACCATCATTGCCACCTTTAAAGTAGTTTAACACAATAGTTTTATTAACATCTACAGGATTAATAGTAATAGGACTTGCTTGTCTATCAATTCTTTGTATTGATTTAATTGTTTTACCTTGTCCAGGAATTTTTTTATATCTACCCACTAATTATACTCTACCACTTCCTGATAAGAATTACCTGCATTATATTCATTGTAAGTTCCTTCACTTTTAAGAGCAATGTTTGTACTACTTGAAAGATGTGCAGAATTATTTGCATTACACATTCCATGTGCATGTTTGGCACTATGAAACAAAATAGTTTTATCTAAATCAACTTCTGTAATAGTTACATTGGCGTTGCTTCTTGAATTACTATACGATTTATGTTGTATAGATTTTATTATTTGTGCATTACGTACTGTTCTCATTAATAATACTCCACTACTTGCCATGATACATAAGGATCACGACCGTTACCTGCTGGTCCATTAGTATATCCTTGAAACATATCAACTTCTATATTAGTAGATGTAGTTAATTGTACTTCAGGTTTTGCGAATGTACCTAACCAATAATGCGTACTTTGCCACGAATGTACTCCACCTGCACTATCCCAACTAGCGTTACAAAATAATACCGCATTGTTTAAATCAACTTCAGTTATTGTTATATTAACAATATAAGTACCTTGACTTCCACTAGGTGCAATTAATTGCTGTCCTCTTTGTATTGATTTAATTCCTGAAGTAGGTGTGCTTTCACTTCTTACCATTAATAATACTCCACTACTTGTATAGACCACTGAGCTGTTGGTTCACCATAATTATGGCTTTGTCCATAATATACACGAACTGTTGTACTGTTTATTAGTGTAGCTGAATTAGTACCACCTTCCCAATACATTTGTGTGTCATTACCACCTGTACCCCATTGCCACCAATAACCACCTTCCATCCAACTTTCAACAATTAAAAATGATTTAGTTGTATCTACTTCTGATATTGTTACATCAGTACTTCTAGTAGCGTGTGAACCACCTCCACCTTGACCTGTACTAGGAACACTAGCGCTACCAGTTATACGTTGAACAGATTTAATTTGTTGAGAATTAATATCCGCTTCGGAATATCTAACCATAATTAATCCTTAAATTTAAACTGCTTCTTCAATTCCCCAAACATTAACAACTACACCTGTTGCGTCAGAACTTTCAACTACAATACTTCTACCTGCTTCAAGAACAATATTAGTTCTTTCAACAATAGCTTTAGCTTGTAATGTACTATCTAGCTCTACTGTATCAGCAGTATCATAAGTACCATCTGTTTCATCAGGAATAGCTAAGTTAAATGTTTGAGAAGATGTTGAAATACTTGCAATGTTTACATTGACAACAGCTAATGTACTTGCAGGTACTGTGTACACAACTAATGATGTACCAGTAGAAGCTGAAGTAATTGTCTCTTGTCCTAGTATTCCGCTTGCCATTCTATCTCTCCGATCTGTTTCATATACTTACTATAGCAAATTGTTATTTTCATTATCCATTTAATGAGAAGAACAATTTACTAGAATTTAAACTTACAGGTGTAGCTATTTGACTTGTGTAAACTTTCTTGACCGCTAGTGTATCTGCGTCATAGACTAATACTAAATCTGATGATCCGTCTATAGTTATACCTGTTCCATCAGTAGCACCATTTATATCCACAGAAATAGTAGGACTTGAATAATCAATTCCATTTCCGCCAACTAATGATGGCGCTGCATTGTCCACATAAGATTTGTTTGCAGCGTCTGCTGCTGCTGTAGGTGTAGTAAGGTTTGTAATTTTATTGTTGTTAGCGTTTAAATCTGCTGCTAATTTAGGTGTGCCTGCGTCTCCTGAAGCATAACTTACATCTACTACTTGACCTAATGCGTCAAAAATATCTTCAAATACTTGTTGTACAGGCACCATACGAACTTTTGAGTTTTGTGGGTGTGATAAACCTGAAGCTGCTGCAGATCCTGTAAGGTATCTATTATCTGTTGTAGTTGTGTTTAATTGTGTAGCTGTAAATGTTCCATCAAAAAATACATACTCTCTTTGTGTAGCACTGTCTGGTTCAATAACTAAATAACATGGACTTGTTAATCCAGATGTAGAAGCTACTGTTGCTGTAGTATCACTAGCACCAAACGTACTTGACAATGTAGTTTCAAATGCGTTACGTGTAAATGTTTCTGCTGCTTTTCTTGTATCTGCCATATTCTAAATTCTCCTTGTCAGTATATCACACACCGTATTGGTGTATTCCTAATCTTCCAATACCAAGTGCGCCTAATGAAGAAATCTCACCAGTACCTGCTGCTTGTCTCTGACCTCTTACTTGTATTGTACAAAACACCATAGTAGATCCTAACTTAGTAATTTCTTGTACAGGTAACGTAACGTTTTCTACAATACCTCTAATAATTTCATCAGGTTTAAATAAAGTTAAAGTAACTGATTTACCTTCTAGTTTTTTTACAGCGTCAAATAATTTCTTACCAATACCAGGTATATTTTTTGCACGTTTACCTGGACGCTCTATACGATCAGATACGTTTATAGGTATTCTTGCAATAATATCTTCTGGTTCTGGGAAAGCACGATAACTATAAGAATAAACTTCAGGACTAGATGTTCTACCACTGTCTGCATTAATTGTTAATTTAGCAACTAGCCATCTATTTATAACATTGATCATAGGTATTTCGTTACCACTTTGTGATGTCTCAATTCTAGTTAAAGTAGAGTAACTTGAAGCGTTTGGGTTTTCTAATGCGTCAAGTTCTGTACTAAATTCTGCTAACACGCTTGATCCTGCAGGTATATCGTTAGTATATAAACGACCACCAATCCATTGTTTTGCTTGTGATGTATAAAAATCTGCAGCAGGAAGTATTAAGTAACCATTACTGACTAATGTTGCTGCTTCTTTTATTAAACCAACACCTGTAACTAAAAAGAATAATTTACCATTAGCAACAGCAATACCTTTTACTTTGCCTGATGTACCTGTGTAATAAATATTTCTAGCGTAACCTAATGTTGGTAAGTAAATAGAATATAGATCAGTTTCACTAGCACTGTCTATAACACCAAAATATATTTGGTCTCTTGTATTAAAAAATGCAGTAGGACTTTTATCTACTGTTGTCTCGTTATCTCCAAACTCTTTTACTAATTGTCTTTCATCAAGTGTATACAGCACACCATCTGTTGCAATAGTTCCTCTATATACTCTTCCTATTTTTCCACCGCCTGCTGATGTTTGTGATGTAGAAAAGAAAATAATACCGTTACTCTCTGTCATATCTACAATGTCTTCACCTTCTATGTATGTTTGTCCTGCAAGCACCAGACCAGATGTTTGATCATCTTTAATTGCATATATATATCCGTCATCTGCTGCTGCAAGTATTACAGAACCTCCGTCAATAACTGCTGTCCATAAAGATCCTGAAGGTAAATCTTTTATTAAAGGAGGACTGCTAGTTCCGTCTAGTTCGTGCAAGTGTCCGTCATCATCAATAGCTAGCAAATAATTTTTTACATTAAATAATCCTGTGTAGATATGTGAAGAATGTAAATTCATATAGTTAGACCAACCACTTGCAATGTCATCTGCGTCTAATTTTCTTACAATACTATCTGTTCCGTCATTCATAGACACATACAATATATGTCCTTCTAGCGCCATGCCTGTTACATCAAATCCTGGTCCTGCAGAATATGGATCTGTTTGTGTCCAGGTATCTCCATTATCAGATGAGTAATATACGTCATGTCCTTGTGCAACATACAACACATCTTCGTGTGCAATAATGTGTTGCTCTGTCTCTGTACTTGCTCTTGCAGTTACAGCAGTAGTTTCATTTAATAACTCTATACTGTATGCTTTACCACTATCATCTGCATTCTTAAATACATTAATACCTTTGCTATCAAAAAATCTTCTAAAGTCATTGGTGCCTTGTATTCTTTGATGTGCTTGATCTAAACCTGCGCCACCAGAAAAATCAGATCGTGCAAAAGATTGACCAAACTCTGCTCTAAACTCTTCAGGTACTTGCGCTGTGTTAACTTGTTGCGCAGATAGTGGTGCAGTAGTAATAGATAATTCTCTACCTGGTGCTACTGCAAGTCTAAGTAAGATGTCTGTAATACCATCAGATATTTGTGCCTGGTAGCCAAAAGCTAACGGATTTGTAACGTTAGAAGTTGAAGGTAAAGGCATTAGGTAAAGCTGATTCCATATAACTCTACGCCTTGTGGAAAGCGTGATCTCTGTTCTCTTCTTGCTCTATCTAATAATACTCCGTAGTATCTTAACAATGCGTTACGTAATCTCTCTCCAGATCCTACAGGTATTCCTCTTTGTTCTAAGTTTTCTGTAATGTAATCTTGTGTTGTAGCGTCAACATCTAGCTCTGATAGTAACTGTGCTACAGCACCAACCATAACTATTTGCTCATGGAAATCTTCTAATCCAGATACAGAATTTAAATCATCTGTTTCTGCACTAGGTCTTGTAAATTTTGAAGCATAAACAACATATACAGTTTTACCTGATGTAGGTGCAGTAGGAAATTGTACTGCTGCTTCTGTTGTTGATCCTGCAAAATCTGTAAGTAACTCTAATGCAACGTCACTGTATACAGTAGTAGAAGATCCAGATGTTGAGTTATCCATTTTTGCTTGTAATATTCTTTGTGTTCCTGCAGGCATTTCTACAAATTGTGTAGATGATGTAGTTATAGACGTTTTCTTTACAGCATATAAGGCAGGATATAAACCTATAACTTGATCTCCAATAGCATTAGCTACATTTAATCTAGGATATTTAGGTTTTAAAATTATATCTGTATCGTTAGTATGTTCTACTGCAGTAGATCCTAACCTACCACGTTCTACAGTTATTTCACGTGATACTGTATTAATGTTTTCAACCATTAAAAGTTCTTGATCTATTTCTAAAACAGAACCTGCACCAATAAGCTCTTCTTCTTCTGGTGTAAAAAGTCCTTCTTTGTACTGTAAAGTTGTGCCACTTGATGTTAAACCTTGCGCACCACCAGATATACTATCAAGATTAGCAACTTGTGTTAACGGTTCTTGTTCCTCTACAGGTCTAAGATACTCTCTGTAAGTTCTGTCGATAAGTTGACCGAATGTTGACATTGGTCCTCCTAAGCAGTTCTAAATAATAATTTAATTTTTCTGTCAGCAGCTTCTGTTCCGTCAGATGTAACTCTTATATATCCATTGGAAGCAAATGCCCAACCACTAGGATCTATACGCACTACATTACCTGCGCTAACTGTATAAGATACTTCAGTTCCGTCAGTTTCAAATACATCTACCCAACTAGAGTTATCTACTGAATAGTCAAATGTAATTGCTGTTCCTGTCATTGTTGCAGGAAAAACAACACCGCAGAGTAACATATTTTCTACGTTAACACCTTCGCTGTTGCTTGCGTCTTCTGAAACATCTATTAAAGCTACTTCGCTTTTACTCATTCCGTATGCCATGATGTCCTTATTTTAACATACTCTAAAGACCGCTAAGGTGGATTAGCGGTCTTAGAGTATTAATAATTAGTAGGATTAACCTACTACGTTGTCGATTGCACAGTGATATTGTTGTGGTCCGAAATCGAAAGCCATTTCCAT